CGTCACGGAGGTTGTGGATGATTAGAAAACCTCCAGTTTGCACTGACCTTTTGGGGTTGTACGAGCCCTACGTACACCGCAATTGTTTACATAATGAGCTGAACAGTTTGTGCAATCGGGTGATGGCCCCGACTGTGGAACCAGATCGTCACTTCGTTAATCGTCTCAAGGAACTAGCTCGAGCAATCGGGCGTCTTGGGCAATGTCGATGCGAGCGCCTTACGTGGGCAGGCTTCGTCGCTAGCTACAAGGGAACCAAGAGGAGAAAATACGATCGGGCGTTGAAGGAACTACTACAGAGCGGCCTACAACCACGGCACTGGAGCACCACTCACTTCGTCAAACCAGACAAAAACACGAAGTCGAAGGATGCCCGGGCCATACAGGGAAGACACCCTTGCTACAATATTTGTTTGGGCTCATATCTAAAACCGTTTGAGGAATGGTTTATAAACATGAGGGACTTCCATGATCTGCTGCCGCAGTACAACTTCCCGCGGGGGAGGTTTGTAGCTAAAGGTTTGAATGCGGTACAGCGGGGAGAGCTCCTTCATGAGAAGTGGCAACAGATGAAGAATCCGGCAGGTAAAGCTTGCGATGCGACTAGATACGACCAGCACATTAGCAAACCTGCCCTAGAAGTGGAGCATGAAGCCTATTTGGCAGCCTACATGTATAACGCAACCCTCCTAGAACTCCTCCAAAAGCAGCTTGTCAATAAAGGCAAGACTAGCAAAGGATGGAAGTACTGGGTGGAGGGGCGTAGAATGTCAGGAGACATCAATACGGGACTGGGAAACTCCCTACTGATGTCCATGTTCTACATCCAGTTTTTCACAGACATGCGTGATCGATCATTTGAGTTTGAAGGCCAGACCTTCGTGATCGGCTACGATGGATCCATATATGAGTGGGATAATAACTGGCAGTTACTAGATGATGGAGATGATGCCGTTATCATTATTGAGAAGCGTACTGAGAAGGCCTTTGATTTATTCATT